CAAATGGGGCGATGGCTCGACTAGAAGCTGGCTGGCAAGAATTGCAAACGGCAACAAACTAACCTTCTGGTATATAAACGGCTCAGGAACGCAGGTGGAATTGACACCAGACACAAGAGTGCTTTCACTAAACACTTGGTATCATGTAGCGTGGGTAAAAAATAGTAACTTGAAAGTCTATATTGATGGTGTTGGATCTACTCTTACTGCATCTGATTTCCAGATACGAAATGGAACGGATCTCATACAGTTGAGCGGCAGGGCGAGTGGTGACAATATGTACCAAGGGTACATAGATGACTTCCGCATCTCATCTACCGCCCGTTACACCGCCAACTTCACAGCGCCAACCGCAGCATTCGCAGATAAAGGACAGTAATTATGAAGATCTCAAGACTTGATGGTTCAAAGGTTGGTGAGATAGCTGACCACAAGACACTTTTCCCAAACGTGTCATTCCCAAGCACAGGCCCAGACGCAGTATGGCTGGCAGCTAACAGTTGTGCTGAGGTTGTTCGTTTTCTTTCGTTTGATAGTGCCACACAAAAGAGTGAGGCCGTCGACCCCTATCTTGACGGTGGCAAGGTTTACACGCGTCGGGTGGTTGACCTATCGTCCGACGAACGGGCTGCAATAGTTACAGCGGCCAACGATGCAGCGGCTAAACGCAACCGCGCGGAACGTGATCGTCGGCTGGCTGAAACAGATTACTTGGCTCTGTCCGATGCTACTTTGACCTCGGACATGACAACCTATCGTCAGGCGCTGCGGGACATCACAACTCATTCCAACTGGCCGAATCTTGTCTATCCCGACATTGACGGCAGTGGCGGCGATTGGCCTACGAAGCCATAGGCGCAACGGGCCAGCATTTAGCTGGCCTTTTGCATATTTGGCGCAATGTGTTATATTGACATCAATGCGTTTTTCGAGGGGCGGCAATGGCTTTAATTGATCTTAACATTCCGGCTGGCGTTTATCGCAACGGAACGGACTTGCAGGGCATGGGTCGCTGGCGTGATGCAAACCTTGTCAGGTGGCACGATGGTGTCATGCGCCCTGTTGGCGGTTGGCGAGTTAGGTCAGACAACGCGGCAGCCGCGTCCTTGCGCGGGATGCTTGCTTGGGCCGACAACACATCAACCCGATGGATTGCCTCTGGCTCATATAATAAACTTTATGTTTGGGCCTCTGCTGGAGCTATTTACGACATAACCCCGGCGGGCCTTACATCTGGCCGAGAAGACGCGGTTGCGTTTACTGGCTTTGGTGGCGGCCCATACGGCAACTACGGCTATGGCGTTGCGCGACCAGACACCGCTCGCATTCAACCAGCAACAAGCTGGGACTTAGAAAATTGGGGTGAATACCTGCTGGCCTCCAATGAGGATGACGGCAAGATATACGAGTGGCAGCTTGGCACTGGTACGCCAGCCGCTGTTTTGTCTAACGCGCCCACTGGCAACCACGGTATTGTGGTGACAGAAGAGCGCTTCCTTTTTGCGCTGGGCGCTGGCGGCAACCCTCGAAAGGTGAACTGGTCGGACAGGGAAAATAATAATTTATGGACGCCAGCCGCAACAAACGAGGCGGGCGATATTGAGCTAAACACGTCTGGCGAGCTTATGAAGGGCGTAACAGTAAGTGGTCAGACATTACTTCTGACAACGAGAGACGCTCACGTTGCGAATTATATTGGGCCGCCATACGTTTACGGGATTGAGCGCGTTGGAACTAGCTGCGGACTTGTAGCGAAGCAAGCTGTTGTGACCGTTGATAAAGGTGCATTTTGGATGGGCGTCAACTCATTTTACACCTACACAGGCGGTACGGCTCAGGAGTTGCCGTGCGAAGTTTCTGATTATGTTTTTAACGACATTAACCGCGCCCAAGTTAGCAAGGCGTTTGGGGTCTCAAACTCAATGTTTGGCGAGATCATTTGGTGTTATCCGAGCGCGGGGTCTACCGAAAATGATCGCTATGTAACTTATAATTATATTGAGAACACATGGTACATCGGCCAAATCTCACGCACAGCTGGAGTTGACAGGGGTGCGTTTCGTCAGCCAATGATGGCTGACCCAAGTGATTACAAAATTTACGAGCATGAGATCGGCTTTGATTATGGCTCGCTGTCTCCGTTCGCGGAAACTGGACCGTTCCGTATCGGAGCTGGCGATGAAGTTATGAGTGTGACTGAGTTGCTGCCGGACGAAAAAACGCAGGGCGATGTTAATGCTACGTTCAAAACAAGGTTCTATCCAAACGGGACCGAGCGATCATACGGCCCTTACTCAATGAGCAACCCCACATCGGTCAGGTTTACTGGTCGTCAAGTTCGGATGAGGGTTGAGGGCCAGCGACTTTCTGACTGGCGGGTTGGCATCAACCGAGTTGATGTTGTCGGCGGCGGGCGGCGATGACCCAGCAGAATAGACCACCAGAGCCATATGGCGACAATTGGCAGACTTGGGCGCGTCGCCTGATGATATATTTGTCTCAAACTCGCTCGCCTTTGGTTCAGCAGACTGGCGACGAAAGCGCTGCCGATGATGGCACGTTGATGTGGGACAGGGAAAACTTGTACCCAGTTGTGAGCAAAAATGGCGAGTGGGTTCAGGTTGTGCTTGAGGACGGCCACGCAGATTTTATGCTAACGTCTGATGTCACGCCAGCCGCAGCAGACACAGCTTACAAAATTACATATGACGCTCCTGTAGGCAACGATGGCATCACGCAGGGTACTCCAGCATCTCGCATTGTTTTTGAAGAGGCTGGCCAATACGTCATATCGTTTTCCGCGCAAATATCGTCAACATCTGCCAGCACGGTTCACTTTTACTTTTGGCCTAGCATTAACGGCACAGACGTGGCCAACAGCGCGATGACAACGGCGTTGCACCGAAATAACGCCACGGTGGTCACGTCACGCACGCAGATATTCACTATTGCGGCAAATGACTATCTTGAGGTCAACTACATGGTTGACAGCACGTCTGGCTTTTTAAACTACACCGCAGCGTCCTCTCCAGTTCCAGCAATACCCTCGTCAACTCTAGCAATTACGAGGCTACATGGATAACGAGATAGATCGCTGCAAGCCTTGGATTGAGGCAGCTTTAGAGTATAGCGGTGGAACCCATACGTTTAATGATATAGTAAACGGTCTTATTAAGGGTGTCTTGCAGTTGTGGCCAGCGCCGAGGGGGTGCATAGTCACTGAAATTGTGGTATATCCGCAAAAGAAGGTCTTAAATGTCTTTCTTGGCGGCGGTGAATTGGATCAGATTTTGGACATGCACAACGATGTGATACAGTGGGCTAAAGCACAAGGCTGTGTAGCCCTGTCAATGTCTGGCCGACCCGGTTGGAAAAAATCATTAGAAAAGCATGGCTGGAACCAACAGCATGTTTCTTACGTCAAGGAGTTCGCATAATGTCTGGCGGAAAAGGTGGATCAACAACTTCTCAGATAACAATACCTGAGTATATTGACGCGGCGGCGCGGCGCAATCTTGACAAGGCCGAGCGCATTTCTCAAATTGGCTTTGTTCCGTATGAGAGTGCAGACGTTGCTGCGTTTACGCCAATGCAGCAGGCTGGTTTTCAGAATGTGGCAGATGTTTCTGGCGCGTTTGGCTTAGCAGCTCCGACAACGCAATCAGACATTATGGGCGGCATGCCGGAGCCAACAACCTACGCTGGCGGTGTTCGCGGTTACTCAGCTGCCCCATTGTACCAAGAGGCAGTCCAGACGCTTGGGGAGAAGCGCCCGGGACAGAAGGCTTTTATAGATAGCTTTTTCATCAACCCCTACACTGGCGGCGCGTCAGCTGGCAACTTTGCTCCGATCAATTATAGTGGCTATGGGTCTGGCGCGAGCGGGGATGCTAACGTCACTGGCGGTGGCACCAACCTTGGTGGCATTTCTTATGGCACCCCTAACTCAACCTTGACATACGATGAGGCGATGAGGCTCGGTGATATAGTTGCCCCCGGCAGTGGTTATAATCCCATGACGGATATTCTTACAGATGAGCAACGGGCCTATGTCAATGACCCTGCGAATGTCGCGGCGCGCGTAGCCCAAGAGGACTTGGCTATGTCGATCACTGGCGGAGCTAATAGTAATATTTTTGACTCCGGCAAACAGTTGTTTAATATTGAGCCAAGCATGCAAAGCCCAACCAGCGCAGGGTCTTACGGCGGCTCACTGGTTACTGGCGGCTTGAGCGGCAACTTTACGCCAATCCCCGGCATTTCGGGGAACATTGCAGATAGAGTTGTAAGCGGCATTGACCCTAATTATGCAGCTCAAAAGCAAGCTGAAGCATTTGCAGCTTCTGGAGGCTCAACGCAAAACCCTGACGGCACTTACAACTTTGACCCGAGGGCATTTAGTTCAAGTTACGGCACAACGCCCTCCGCTTCACCATCCCTCTCGCCTGAAGACGAAGCTGCACGCAGAGCGGCGCAGTCACAAGCCCAAGACGATTTGCCGGGCAACGCAATCTCTCGCGCGCTAAATATTGGCGCTGGGGCAAAAGACAGCAGCACCGACAGTGGCTATGCTGGAAGCTCTGGTGATGGTTGCGTAGTCGCCACTCACGCCGTCAGTTCAGGCGCGTTTTCTCCGGCCACTAAGCGCGAAGCCGTTGTGTGGTGTATGCAAGTTCTGCATGGCAAGTGGTGGGGTGAAGCAATACGCAGAGGCTATCGCCACCTTGGCCGCAGTAAAATCGAGCAAGGCAAGGCCGCAGAGCATTACCAAGAGTTTCGCAATTACATTGACTTTGCTCGCGGTAAGAAACGTACAATTAAAGGCGCTATTCACTTTGCAGCGCGAACAGCCCAATTCTTTGCGGTTGGCTTAGTAAAGAAGGATTCATAAAATGGCAGGCGCAGCACAAGCACAAACAATACCCCCGATGCAGCCGCAAGGTGGCTTCAACGTAAATCAAGCCGCCGCTGGCGGGTTGCAACAGGCAATGGCCGGAACGCAGCAGGCCATGCAGGGTCCGCTAAATGTTGGCGCATATGCCAACCCATACACCGGAGCAGTCATTGACCGCACGCAGCAAGACATTGAACGTCAGCGCCAGATGGCAATGAACACGCTTGGCGCGCAGGCAACGGCTGCCAACGCATTTGGCGGGTCTCGCCAAGGTGTCGCCGAGGGTGTGATGGCTGGCGAGTATGGCCGCATGGCGGGCGACATTGCAGCGCAGCAACGTCAGCAAAACTACAGCCAAGCGTTGCAGGCTGCGATGGCAGATCGTCAGGCTCGCCTTGGTGCTGCATCCCAGCTCGGTGGCCTTGGCCAGCAAGCGTTCCAAACGGGTCAAACTATTCAGCAGCAACAGCAACAAGCTGGTTTGCTTCAGCAGGGCATTCAGCAAGCGCTTATCGACGCTGCCAAACAGCAATACGCTGGCTACACTGGCGCGCCACAGCAAGCGCTTCAAGCACCGCTGGCCGCGCTTGGTGTTACGCCAACACCGCAAACTACAACAAATTCCATGCAGCCCGGCTTGTTTAATTACTTGCAACTTGGCGCAGGCATATTGGGTTAGAACAGGGGTCTAAAATGGTTATGAATCCAAATCAGCAAGCAAACAAGCCGCGCGGTGGCTTGCTCGGCTTATTTGATAAAGCCATGAAAACGGACGAGGACACTGGCCTTAGCCCGCTGCAAAACTTTGCTGCGGCGCTTGACCCTTTGATCC